GAGGGGCACAGTATAGATTGTTGTAGCACTGGTGCTGGTTAAATCTACTTTTTTATTTACAAATGCGTTTGACATTATGCTAAAAATAAAGCAAGTGCTTCTGCTTCCTCTTTGATATCTTGTTGAAAAGTCGTGTTAAGTTTTTGTACCACAGAATCTACATCTCGAACAAAGGATTGTTGAACCTGTTGGTCGTACTCGGGTAAAGGTTGTGTTAAAGATTGTACTATTCTAGCCATTATCGTCTTCCATCAGGTTGTATATCTAATCTAAAGGTACCTATTTTCCAGTGTTGCGCTAAGCCTGTATTAGATATTTTTAAAGCTATCGCACGCGCTCGTGCACGTGTGTCTATTTTTGTTGTAGATGAATTAATATCAAAAGGACCTAATGAAGAACTTGCTTCCGAATCCGTTGGATAATTTTTTAAGTTAAGTGTTACTCTTGTTGTTCCTGTTTGTGTTAAAAAGTCTGGTAGCACTCTTCTTATTTTCATTATGTTTTCGCCATCGCCTCTCAGATCAGCACCTCCTCCTTGAGTTGCTGCTATGTCAAAATCTCCTGATTGTATGTTTGCTGTAATCGATGTTGCTGCTCCTGCTTTAATTTGATTGTTTCCTGTTTCGTGTTCATAGTAAGTTGTACAACCATCCGTATTACCAACCGTTGCATCACTTGTTGAACTTGAATCATACTCGGTTGCATGAGGCTTGCCAAAAATATGTGAATCCGACCATGTAGATCTTGCTAAGGAACTTGTTGTCCATACTGATCTTTGAGGTGTTGAATCCATATAATTATAAGTAACCGATCTGTTATTTGATGCTGCACCACTTCCAGGATAGAACCATGTCACTTCACCAAACAAATTGTTTAATCCTGCATAGATATGGTTTTTAGGAATTGTGTTAATATCATCATAGACATAATCTTCAACTAAACAAGGTAGTGAATCTAGTTTACCTTGATACCTAAAGAAGCCATTTTCTGACATCCAGTATGCAGCGCCATCTACTTCAGCAGCTGCATCTTAACCAATCAATCCACAGTTAGTACCCACTTGTTGAAAAGAAAAAGTAAAAGGTGAACCTACAAATCTCATAATAAATAAAGAAGTATCGGTCCAAATGTAAGTTGCATCACGACCTCTTATGGCTCCAACAATTCTTGTACCATCTGCAAGTCTCTGTGTACCTGCGGTATTGGTTGCTGTAGGTGTCCATGAATTTAAATCCTCTTGATCAGACCAACGAATATACATATCGTCCTGTGTTGATGTTGTACCAATTGTTGTCTCTGTACCAAAAGCGACTAAGTGCCGATCCGGTGTAGATACTAAAGTTTGTGTTGTTGCTGTTGGACATCCACTAATAACCGTTGCCCTTGTTGATGTAGCGCTTGCTGCATTGGCATCCCATTCAAAAGATGATCCGTCAACAATCGTTGCTATAAGTTTATTTCCAAAATTATCAAGTGTCCAGAGACCAGGAGCGGTTACAATATCTCCTGTTTGTGATGCACCCCATTTTGTGTAATCTGATACATCGGTTACCGTTGCATTATCTAAGTGTGATGCAGCAGTTGTATTATCTGAACCTCTTGTAAGTCCTGAAAAGGTATTCGTTCCTGTTGTGTTTGTTGTGTAGGCAATACGTTCGTCATCTATTTGAATTGTTCCTGATGCAGGAAAGGATGCTGAATCATCTATAGTAACACTTGATGAACCACTTGTTAAAGCTCCATCTAGTGTATCCGTTAGTTCACCAGCAATTTCGCCACCCCATAAACCTAATCCCCAACCGGCAGCTGATGCCTCTACAGCTGGACCAATAGAGTGATAATGCTTAACTCTTACTCCTCCCGATGTGGATGCTCCTGATCCACTTTCGACGGATCCCATTTCAACGGTGATTGTTGTGGAGGTTGGAATGGAGGTGACCATGAAATTCGTATCATCAAAATCATCAGAATCAAAATTAGAATTGGTAGCAGAGCTAAAATTATCCAAACGTACAATATCAAACTTAGAGATACCATGAGCACTCGCAAATGTGATCGTAACTGTTGCATCGCTTTGTGTTGTTGTAAAGGCACTGGTTAAAGTTGTTGTACTTTTCAAAGGAGTTATATCATAAAACGCTCCTCCTGAGTAAACATATAAAATTCTGTTTGTTCCTAGTGCAGCATACTTGATACCTGCTGAACTGACAAAGTGATGTAGTGCTGTGTTTCTTCCTGTAAGTGTATTGTCTCCTAGCTGAGCCCAACCTCCTATTTTTTCTGGTGTGCCATATCTAAAACGAACAAAATCACCACTTACCCATTCGCCTTCTGCGCCGGTAGCTGTTACTTGTTTATTAAATCCTGGAGCGAATTTTACTTTTTGTAGCATATAAAATCTCTTTATATTTAATTATACTAAAAGGTAGGTAGGATCAACTACTTTGGTATGCCCAACATAGGTCTTTTGTCAAAGATATTCTCTTTGCCAAATCTACCATCGGCATCATTATAGTGTAAAAATGTCTGAACGCAAACGTTTCCTTCAAAAGATTCTCTCCAGTGTTCTAGCTCACAGCCACTATAAACCAGCATATCACCTACTTTTAGGTCTACTCGATTGCCTGAAGGTGCGTTAGGTTTAAGAATACCTTTATACTCATCAATGACATTATCACTTCCTGTAGGGTCAATATAGATAGGCCATTCTTTGCCTCCTAGATGCAGTGTGGTTGATATTTGACAGCTTGGTCTATCCTTGTGTCGTCTCAATACATCACCTTTTTTATAAGCTCTTGTATAGGTGTATGTGGGTAGTAGTTTTAATTTAGTATGCTTTTCCATAACAGGTAATACCTTCATCATTAACGTTTCCATAAACGTATCTCCATAAACTGAGTAGGTATTTGGAACTTGTTTGTCTTTCCATGTACCAAAGCCAGGAGTATATTCAGATACATAATTATTTTTATGCATCCATTCGGTGGCATCTCGTTTCATGAGAAAATAATTAAAAGCAAAGTTAGCTAGTTCAAAAGATATAGCATTTCGTATCACTAAATATTTATGTTCTTTAAACAGATTCATCGTTGTAAAAAATTAAAAGATACGGATATTCTTATATCATTACTTTGATTAGGTCTAACTTCATGCCACAACCAAGCAGGAAACATGATTGCCGTTCCAGCTCTAGGTTGATAGTGAACTTCTCGCCATACCTCAGGAGGTAACTTTCCTTTTTTACGATTAGGCATAGTACATTGAGCACCAGGTCTAGGTTCGTACAACATTATATTACCAGACTTTTCTGGTGCCTTAACCCAATACACTCCTGAAAATAAACTGTTAGGGTGTAGGTGTGGTCGATTAAAACCACCTGGATAATTAATATTTGCCCACATATTTCCCAGTACAGGTTTTGGATTTAAATATTCTTTCTTATAAATTTCATCTTGTATATTAAAAAGTTCTTTTGTAAGTGGGTTAAATTCTTTTTTCTCATTCATATCTGTCGTACTATGCCAGCCATTAACATTAGTTCGATTATGTCCTTTAGGATCTTCTTTTTGCCATTGTAAAATATTCTTTTCTAAATAATTATTTAACTCCACAGCATTAGGAACTTCTTGTATATAAACAGGTGTTGGAAAATGGTATTCAGTAATCATTTAAAGGGAGGTCCTCCAAACCACATGACTAAAGATTTTCTCTCACCTTGTGTAACTGGTTTAACACGGTGCTGTAACCAGCTGGCAAAAAAGATAGCTTGACCTTGTTTAAGTTTAGCAATCTTACCCTTGCTCATAATTTCTAATTCTCCACCTTCAAAGGTAGCAGGATCTGATAGTAAAAGAGTCATGGATATTTTACGAACAGGTTGTTGATGTTTACCTTGAACATCATTATCCATATGCCAATCATAAAATCCACCTTCAAGGTAATGTGTGAATTGTGCAGGCTCTGTTAGTTGCATACCCTCAAAACCAAAATGATTATTATTAGCTTTTAACATTGTTGATTCTATATCTTTATACATCTCTGGCATATCTTTAAAAGGTATCCAACTGATTGTAGTAATTCTTTTTTTAGAATCAAGTCCGCCTTCAAGCTTGCCCATACCTACTTTAGCCTCTTCTTTTTTTAAACTCATGCCTTTGTCTATAACCATCTGACATTGCTTGGGTGTAAAAATAGGTTCTGTGGTCTCAACGATATAACTTTTCCAAATAGGTTCTGTTGGTCTCATCCTGCCGTCCTTGTTGATACAGGATTATAATCTACATCCATGTTGGCTGCAAGTGTACGTCTTACTGCATTGGGATTTGTATGAGGATAAACACAATGTCTCATGTCATAAGGAAAAATATAAAAATTTCTTTCCTTTAATACAGGAGAAAAATCTGATTTAACAAACTGACCATTAGCTGAACCTATAATTTGAAGTTTACCATTTAAAGGTACATCTTCTCTCGCATACTCGGGACCCATATCTTTAGGAAGTTTTAATATCATGACTGATGATAGTCCTGTGTAAATACTACCTTGATGAATGTGAATGGGATTGTATTCTCCTGCTGTCATTTCATTAACCCATATTGATTGCATTGCAAGTTTATACTCGTAAATTTTATTAAAGGCTAAGTAATGTTTAAAGACACTTTCAAACCATTTAAGAATATAAGGAGGAAGTAAATTATGGGGATGCATTTTCTTTGTAGGTGCACCACCATAAAACAATGAGTTTTCTTTTCCTATTTTACCCACCAATTGTTTATGAGCATCTGGCATATCTTTAAAATTGTTTTCATATATTCCATTAATAGCGTTAAAAATATCTAAAGGAACTTGATACTTTAAAACAGTTTGTCCTAACCAAATAAATTTAAAAGGTAATGTGTCCATACTCCTTTACAAATCTTTCAGGTATTTTATTTTTATACTCATTCTCTACTTTCATAATTTTTTCTGTACGAATAGTATGCATATTTTTTCCTACAATGCTATCATTATATTGTATGCCATTGACAACAACTTGATTTAAGTTTGTAAAGGTATGCGGAAAATAAGGTAGCTTTAAAAAACTATAAACTTTTCTTAATTCTTTTTCTGGATTTATAACTAAATCATCATACTTTACAAATACAGCCATGTCGCGATGTTGTAATAAATACTGTATAGACATTAACTCTTTAGCCATTGCTCCATTCTTATACATAAGCTGACCTAGTTTTTTATCTAGTGTTTTATATTGATTAGGAAACGCCGTAGGCTCAGTCTCAAACCATTTAATATAAGAAGCTAATACATCCAAAACATCTCTTACTAAAACAATACAACGAATCGGTTGCTTAAAATGTTTCTGCATGACCTTTAAATTACCTGGTGTACAAACAGGTCCTCGATCTATAATGACTTTGTGATTCCAGTTTTTATAATAAAGATTATAGACTTCATCCATAACATTATCTAAAGACTGTTCATCAGGAAAATTTTTAAAAGTATCATCTTGCTTTAAAAGAAATAACTCTTTCATAATCTCAAGAGTAATACTGTTAGCCGTAACAGCAACTTCAGGATTTTGATTCATGATCGATGCGAACAGAGTATTACCTGATCGTGGCATCGCACAAAGAAAATAGATTTGTTTATCCTTGTTTTCCGTATGTGGGTTTTGGTGTTTCACTGATAGCCTTTTTTGATTCATGTCCAAGGGCTTTTCTTTCTTCTTCAATTCTTTCAATAGATTGCATTTGTCCTAGCACATTAAAGACTTCAGGTTGTGAAGATCCTGGTGTCAGTGTGTTCTGTCTATTCTTCATGACTTTTTTATAAGAAATTAATTGATGAGTGTCCACGTTTTTGTCATCAAAGGTACCATCATTATATATCTTTTTAAAATTAGACCACTCCGTTACTTCTCTCATACGGTGAGCAGCAACCAATTGCATAGATGCTTTACCATAAATCTTTTGATCTATCTCTACTTGAATTAATTCTTTTTTTAACGCATCTGTTTCTTCTTCTAATTCTTTTTGCTGTTGTTTAATTTCTATATCATTTTTACGAGCATCGAAAGATAACTGCATTAGATTTTCCATATGTGTATTTTGTTCTCTTACACATTGCCAATACTTAGCTGCATTCGTTGGATACTTAGCATCATTTAAAACAGAAAATTCCATTTCTGTTTTAGTACGAAACATTTGTTTCTTAGTCCAAGTGTCTCTTAACTCGCTTGTTAATTCTTTAAATTTAGATACTTGTTCAGGATCTAATATCTCATGAAGATGAGGTTCTTCTTTTACAATAAGTTCGTGTATGTTTCTTTTCTCTTTCATATAGTGATTATATACTCTTTTTTTAATACTTAGTCAAATGCTACAGTTTCTACCGATGCTGCTACTGTAAATTCTTCTGTTAAGTCTGAAGCTGTATTACCAGGTAGTTCCCTCT